GGCGCTTTTACTGGTGAGTGCGGTTTTATGGGTTGGATTAAAACAGTAAAAGAAAATAATAAAAAACGCGCTCAATAGTTAGAAGATGAAAAGCGGCAAAGAGATTTAATGAAAGAAATGAATAATAATTAATAAGGAGGCTCTTTTATGGAACACTTCAATTTTTGGATTCAAGCTATTATTTCCATTCTTAGTGGTATTGCTGTACTTACTCCTTTAGTGTTTAAACTAATTGATTATGTTAAAGCAAGTACTAAAGAAAAGAATTGGAACCAGATGCTAAAGCTGGTTATGAGTCTGATGGCCGAAGCCGAAGATAAATTCGACAAAGGCGCAGACAAAAAAGAGTGGGTCATGGGTGAATTAAAAGCCGTAGCTAACACTCTAAACTATGACATTGATTGGAATGTTGTAAGTGATATGATTGATAAGATTTGCGACGTTTCTAAAGAAATCAATGTAAAATAAGGTGATATTATGACCTTACAAGAAGCAGTAAATAAACTATTAGACACCGCGCGCAAAGAACTAAATTATCATGAAGGCTACAACAATTATATAAAATACGCACAAGGTAATTGGGACAATCAATTCTATGGCTGGGAATTACAAAACCAGCCATGGTGTGATGTATTTGTAGACTGGTGTTTTTGTGAAACTTTCGGTTTACAAACTGGCGCGGCCATGACATATCAAACAGTTGGTAGCGGTTCAGCTTTATGTAGCGCAAGCGCTTCATTTTATGAAAAGAATAACGCATTTTATAACTACCCACAGCCAGGCGATCAAGTTTTCTTTTACAGCGGCGGAGCCATAAACCATACTGGTTTAGTTGAAAGTGTTATTGGTTCTGGTGCAAATTGGACCAGCTTTACCACTATTGAAGGTAACTCAAGCGATCAAGTCGCACGTAGAACCTATAATCGTGGTGATAATAAAGTTGCTGGTTTTGGCAGACCAAAATGGAGCTTAGTAGCGCAAGGTGGTTCTATTCAAACTACACCAGCTCAACAAAAAAATCCAATCACTCCAATTACACCAATGTCATCTAGTAAATATCAACCACATACATACAATATAAAAATAAATCTTCTTAAAAAAGGAGATTATGGCCCACAAGTTAATAGTATGCAAGCTTTACTAAAAGCTAAAGGATTTAAATGTGACGTAGATAGTAGATTTGGAATAAATACTTTTAATACATTAAAAGATTTTCAATAGAGAATTGGTATTGAAGCTGATGGAGAATTTGGAGAAGAAACATTCATGGCTCTATGGAATTATTCCTAATGAAAGGATAAGTGATTAAAACCACTTATCCTTTTTCTTTTTCTTTGGGCCTTCCATCCAAAGCAGAATATCTTTAGCGCGCGTGGCTCCTACATAATTTACCCTATAGGTTTCATATCCACCCCAATTCTTCGGCTCCCAAGCAGCAACATAAGGAAACTCTAACCCTTTTGCGCTCCAATAGGTTAAAACTTTTACAGCATTTGAGTTCATTAGTTCTTCAAGCTTTGACTTATCTACTTCGCCCTGTTTAAAAGTTACAGTTGGTATACCAGCTTTCTCAAGTTTATACTGTAAATCTGCAATTGTAGCATTTGTTGTACATAATACTGCCCAATCTCTAAACTCTCCTTTTCGCTGTATCCAGCCTTTTAAATTATCAAATGTTGCATCTCCTTCCCATACTGTGCCACCGTGCCGCATAGCAACAGAATCATCAGTCATAAAACTTTTTTGAAGAATTTTTTTCGCATATCTAAGAATATTATCACCATTTCGATAATTTTCATTAAGGCTATACACAGTTACATCTGGTTCTTCCATTAAATTATCAAAAAGGTCAGGGTCACAGCCTTTAAATGAATAAATACTTTGTCTCAAATCTCCCACAATAAAAAAAGTCTCTGGAAGAATCATATCAAAAATAAATTTATATTCATCTGGTGATGTGTCTTGCGCTTCATCAAGTAAAATATGTTTTATATGTTTAATACAAGATGGGTTATCTTCGATGCGCTCAAAAAATTTATCAAATTGTTCACTTTCAATTAAATCACTTGTATCAATTCCATTTGAAAGTAGAAAATAATTTGCAAGTCCATGAATTGTACCAATATAGATTCCATTTTTATAATCATCAGCTAAGCGGTCTCTAAGTTCTTGCGCAGCCAAATTTGTAAAAGTAATAACAGCCATATCTGATGGATTTATACCATCGCGCAACATCTTACGGACACGCTCTGTAAGTACTGCCGTCTTGCCAGCTGCAGCCGCCGCATGAACCACAATATGTGATTCTGGTGCATTAACAATTTTTTCTTGTAATTTACTAAGTTTCATTTATTTACTCCCTTCTTTCATATTCAATTGCTATTTTGTTCCATAAAGATCTATATAAAATGCTTCTCTTGAAGATAGATTTTCCTTATCTACTTCTTCTATTATTTCCCATGTATAATTCCAAAGCCCATCTTGAGCTAAACGGTTGTGTAATGTCGCTCGCGCGGCAGCTTCAAGACCAATTGCAGTTTTGCAATGATTTTGCCAACGCGTAGATATATCAGTGGTTTTACCAATATAAGCTTCTCCAGTTTCTTTATTTGTGATTTTATAAATACCACTAACTTTGCGGCCGCCCGTTATTCGTTTAATCATTTCTTGGCATGGCCGCCGTATATATAATTCCCAAACTAATTTTGGAATTACATCTCTATTATGTAGTTTTAAATCCATTGACTACAAGACTTTTATATCTTCTTCATCATTTTTTGTAACTTGAATAGAATAAAAATCTTCTTTTTCTTTTAGTTCTTTCTATCGAAGAATTGCTTCATTTACTGATTCTTGTCGACCTTTAAAGTCATCTAATTCAGATTGCAACCTGGCTATCTCTGCTGATAACTATTCTTTCTTTTCATTATAAGCTATTTCTTCTAATTCTTTTGCTCTGGCAAAATAAGAATCAATCCATTTTTGTTTTTTTTCTTTTTCCTATTCGAATTCAATATCACTAAGCTCTTTCTTATGTTGAAACTCCGCGTTCAACCGCCCTTGCTCTGATTCTAATAACCTATTCGTATTTTCTTTCGCTTCTCGCGCGCGTTCCTATTCGAGTTCGCGCTATTTTTTTAATTCACCTATATCATCTTCTAGTTCACTTCGACAATGAAGTAGATGATTATATTCTTCTTCCTATTCTTTTGTTAACTACTTTATATATTCTATATGTTCTGCCGCGGCCTTCTAAATTGTGAGTTTTTTATTTTTTAAACCATCACATATAAAAGCAATACCAACAAGAAAGACTCCAACGGCTAAAGCCATCATCATATAATTAATTGAAAAATCCATTACTCCTTTCACTCCAATAAAAAAAATATACATAGATTTTTATTCTATGTATATTATATCATATATTTATTCAATTGTCAACTTTTAACTCAGTTTCATCTTCAACTATTTCCCAAGTTATTACTTCAGCATGAAGCATATCAATCCAAGTATTGCCACCCATAGAGTGATAATCATTATATATCTTCATAAATGCTTTTTTATCACAGTCTAAAATCTTTTTATATGGACGATATTTATAATATATCTAATTCATATTTAAACGCATTACATCCATTTGAGCTTCATTAATTAGATTTACCGCTTTCTAAATCTATTTAATTTCTTGCCCCTAATCTAATGTTATTTCTTTTAGTTCCTCTACTTTATCTTCAACGGCATTAACAACACATTTTTTAATTGATTCTTCCATACTTGATAATTGATTTCGCTATTCTTCTTTCATTGACATCGCGCATTTAGATAAAATTTCAGGAACTCGACTATTTAAAACTTTCTCTATTCTTTTTTCTTCTGCTGTTAATGAACGGTCATGGAGGTCATCTACTGGTTTTTTCAAAAAACCATAAATGTTTTTTACTGCAATAATAACCGCACTTATAAGGATTATTAAATTACAGACCTCCTATAAATCTATATTTCCAAACATTTTCGTGGCCTCCACATAAAAATTAGGGCTAATTGCCCTTTAAATATTCACGATATATGCGGTCATTATGCCATTTATCTTTTACTAAAAATTTTGGCTATAATATATCTGCAAATGTTTTTATATTTTGAAATTCCCATTCTGGAATACGATATAATTTTATATTATGTGAAAGCGCGAAGCTATTTTTTAAACGGTCATTCTACTAAGCATGTGTAAAATCAGTTTTAGACTTGTGAAATTTAGGAATCGGTTTAAAATGAAGCATCGAATCTATTTCAACTAATATATTAAAAGTTGGGAGATAAAAGTCATATCGTAAAATTCCATTTTTTAATTCGGGAAATGTTTTTTCTCGAACATATGGGATATTAGCAGATATAAAGATTTGGGCAAATCTATCTTCTACTTTACTCATATATAAAAGTGGAATTTTACGATATTAGCTATAAAGAAAAGAATAGTTAAACTTTCTTAATCTGTTCTATACTACATTCATGCCAAGGTTTATCTGGCCGCCATCCAAGCATTTTTCCATGGCGAAGCCTATCTCCATCTGGCGTCAACTGCATAGCCCCAACTTCGATTACATGATGAATATAATCTTTATAATTAGCTTTTACCTCATCAGTAAGCCCACTGATATAACCAAGTGAAACTTCTTTATCTCCATCCATTACGCCAATTTCCAAACTACCAGCCCAATGGTAGTAAAAAGGCTTTGTCACTGCAGAATATGGTTTCCCTTCAATAGAAGACTCATAATAATGATTTCCTTCGGGGAGATTCTCTCCAGTGGTTTCATTAATCCAGTACTTCCACGATTCAATTTCCTTACCGGTATAGTATTTTGTGGGTGCGGCCGCACGTCCAGTGAAAAAGCAATCCAGTGTCTCTCGAAGTTCTTTTTTAATTTTCAAAGTAGTTTTACTTGGCCGCTTACCAGGTTCATATAATGCGTCTTCTTTTGTAATTACAATTCCTTCGTAATCATTAGCAAGCAAATCTTGAAGCAAATCCCAAAGTTCTTGGCCAGTTTCATAGTGCGCTCCTTCAACATAATGCCACCAAGAAGAAGACCTATCAGTTGAATTCATACAATCTACAATGCCATTAAATCGCTCTTTTGCAGGTTTACTAAGCCAACTCTTACCATCATAAGCCAGCACATCAAAAATATAATAATGTAGCTTATTTTCATCTTTTTCTTGCCGTTCAATAGCCTTTTTGGCAAGACAATTCATAATAGAAGTCGTATTATTTGAGCCTTCATGTCCATTCCAATAGACTTCACCCAAAAAACAGCAACCATTTGGGAGCGCCGCCGCCCATGCATGTAGATGCGGAAGGTGATCCCATTTGTCAATATACTCCCCACTTACTGATTTTGAACGGCCACGCAATGTAATATTACCGTCTTCATCTTTTAAGAAAA